GTTAGATCTCTTGATCACTTTATAAGACTCAAAATCAGTAATATTAGTTGAGTCACCTCTCTTATACTCAGTGAATTTAACGTCTTTACCCTCTTGAATTTCGCGTAGCTTAACATATGCAGAAATCCCTTGGTCGCTTACGTCTAACGAGAACTTATCAAGTTTCTTTACGTATAGACATAGATCTTCAAAAAGTGGGTGGTGCTTACATGTTTCAAGAATTTGTAAAGTTCTTATCGAAAAGTAGTCTTTACCTTGAAGGTTGTCCACAATTGAGATATCAGTAAATCGTTCAAGATATGTAATCCTAAGTAAAGCTCTGTACGTAGGATAGATACCCCTAATAATATCTTGATTTTGTTCATCCCTCGTGATATAATCTAGGTGATATAGATTTTGTAAGAATACTATGAAATTCTTACTAATATAGGACTTATCGTCATTAACTTCAACTCCATGTTCTGAAAAGAATTGTTTAAAATCTTCCGGGTCTTCAACAGCGTACGCACCATCATCACCTTGTTGTTGATCATGTTGTACTATTTCTTCATTATAGAATGAGTTGTAAGATTGAGCTACGAAGTGTTGCCAAACTGAGCCAACTTCATTAGTAAAAGCAGAACCAGATGGAATTCCGTGTGGACCGTCAAGTATACCGTCAGGTGTAACTATTCCTACGTTAGTGAAATTTAGTCTCATAGCTCTAAAATCATCAAGGTAGGCATTTTGGAACAAATTAGCGAAGTATTTTTCAAATACCCATTTATGACCACTAGCTTTCACGGAATTATCGTAATTACTAAAATCTATGCTGAGTAGACTGTAATCACGTTCGATAGCATACCGAATTAGTTTTGTTATAGCTTTATCGATATCGTCAGCTTTTCTGAGAGCCGCTCTCCAACTTAAGTTTCTTTGAAATTCAAGAATTGGTCTATAAAATCTCATCTCGTAAAGGATGTCATCAAGACTGAAACCCCAAACGTTACGAGTTTTCAAATTCTCTTGAGTTCTAGTAAACAAAACAGCTGGCCAATAAAATACTTGGTTCAGTGGTGTATTAGAAGATAACACAGTACCTTTCTTTAACATAGTCGGAAGACCTGCATTTGTAGATCTTTTAATATACCTTTTGGCGTTCTCTTCAGACAAAGGTCTTAACCTTCTTAAAGGAACAGTGTCTAACTCGATTTTTCTGATAAAAGGTCGCTCAGGCTTGTATGAGCTGTATAGACTGTCCTTACGATCTACCCATGGTAAAGCAATTGACCGTGGTCCGAACTTAGATCGATTTGATTCCTCCATTTCCAGCAATATCTCATTCATCTTCGATAGATTAGAGTTAAATATAGAGTCCCAACCGTCTAGAATCTTTTCAGGAGAATGCTTTTCTGCTAAGGGAGATAACAGAACTTCATCATTACCTGTGACTATTCTATCTAGTAAAAGGGAAACTCGTTTAAGTGCATCTTGGGTTAAGCCCATTGATTCAAGTTTGCGTAATACGTTCATGATATATGAAATGTTAGTTAGTGAGGGTGCACCTCTCGGGTGAAATAAATTTCACTACAGTGGTTTGACTAGGCCACGCTCGGTAAAAATCTATGTAAATTTTCGTCAGTTATTT